TAGTAGCCTAAAGGTAGATATATAAAAAAGAACGCTGTGTAAAGGTTGGGTATTGTATAAAATATGACTTATACAACTCACAGGCAATGGTTTGAGCCCAAAGTTATAACCTTTATATCTACTTTTAGGGTACTATTAAGTACCTCACATTCTAGGACTTCACCTCTAAAACAAGAGGTATGCTATCTAGTTTTGTAGATAGCATTAGAGCAAATAGGTGGAAGGGTCGCAACCTACATTGTATTTGTTCTAATGGTGTCTATAAAAAATCAAAAAAAGAAAGAGGGGTACTTCCCCTCAAAAAAGTATAAATTCATAGAGCACACGCTAATTTATTGAAATAAGTTAAATCTTTTTATGTATCAACTCCATATTAGACACCAGACCGAAAACAATCGGTCTTTTTTTGTGCTCTTTTGACAATAATTAAAATAATATCTTATAATCTACTTAGAGTTTAGGTAGAACTCAATCGTCTTTAACTACGATAAGTTAAACAAATATGGAACTCACACGTCTTCGTGGGACGTAAAACAAACGATAGGAGGAAAATATGAGAGAGTTTTTAAAAGGTTTAGAGCTAGATGAAGAAACAATTGATACTATAATGGCTGAATATGGTAAGAACGTCACAAGATATAAAGAACAGCTTGATGACAATAATGACAAATTCAAAGATTATGAAACACAAATTCAAGAGTTAAATCAAAAGCTTGAAACAAATACTAAAGACTTAGAAAAATACCAAAACGTGACAAACGAAAATAAAGACTTAAAAGCTCAGTTGCAAATGAGCAATAGTAATGTAAAAAAAGAATTTAGTAAGTTTGTCCAAAGCGAAGTTATGGCTCAAGTAGATGATGAACACGACTTCGATAGTGTACTTAATAGCTACAAGAAAGAAAACCCACAATATTTTGGTGAAGCTGTTAGCCATAAAGTACAAACGTCACCAAACTTAAATGGTGGCATAGCAAGTCCACAAACTACGAATAGCATTATGAATGATATTCTTAGAAGTGCGACTGATGAAGATTAAAATTTTATAAAGAAAAGGAGAAAGAATTTAAAATGACAAAAATTGGAAGAAGCGACGTTGACGCACTTATCGAAACTCAAGTTGCAAATGAAATTTTTGAGGGTGTTGTAAGAAATTCAAAAGCTTTACAATTATTCAAAAGACTTCCTAATATGACAAGTGATAAAACTAAATTAAGAATATTAGATAGTTTACCAATTGCATACTTTGTTGACGAAACACAAGACAACGGACGCAAGAACTTAACAAAAGTTGCTTGGGACAAGAAGTTTATAAACGCAGCCGAAATTGCTGTAATTGTTCCTATTAAAGAAAATGACTTAAATGACGCTGACATTGATATTTGGGCACAAGTTAAACCTAGATTGGTTGAAGCATTTGGCCGTAAGATTGATGACGCAATGTTAATGGGAGTTGGAAAACCAACTGATTGGAGAAAAGGTTTAGTTCCTAGTATTGAAGAAGTAGGAGCTGAAGTTGAAGAAACTGAAAACGGACTATATAGCGACATTAATGACGCAATGGTTAAAGTTGAAGAAAGTGGTTACAATGTAACAGGCTTAATTGGTGGAGTTGGACTTAAAGGTAAATTCCGTATGATGACAGATACAACTGGTCAACCATTACAAGCTACTGAAATTGGCTCATTACCAAGAACATTTGTAGATAACGGAACTTGGGACAAGACTAAATCAACATTAATTGTTGGTGACTTCTCACAAGCTGTATATTCAATTAGAAACGATATTACATATAAGGTACTTACTGAAGCTGTAATTCAAGACCCAACTGACGGAAGTATTTTATACAACCTAGCTCAAGACGATATGGTTGCATTGCGTGTAACAATGAGATTAGGTTGGGAAATTCCTAACCCAGTTAATGCTGAAAATGAAACTGAAACACGTTTCCCATTTGCTTCATTAAAACCAGAAAACACAGCTAGTCTATAATAAAAGGAGGGCATTATGGAATTTGAAGGACAATACCTTACTTATGAAGAATATCGAGAGTTAGGAGGCAACCTTGACCAAATGCCTTTTAATTTACTTGAGTATCAAGCAAGAAAAGAAATTGATTTAAACACAAGATTAAGATTAAAAGATTTAGATACTATACCAAACGAAGTTAAATTGTGTGATTATAATTTAGTTGCAACTTTAACAAAATATGTACAAGAACAAGGTTTTAATGTAAATTATACAAGCGAAACTATTGACGGCTACTCTAAGAGCTTTGCAACAGCTGGACAAATCGCTGAAATTGTAAACGCAAAAAAAGTTGAAATAGATGATATTATACTAAGAGATTTATATGGTGTTATTGTAAACAATGAGCATTTAATATTTAGAGGTTAGTATGATTACAAATAGCGAGTTAACTTTATATCACAAAAGTCTTGACGGAATTACAAGATTAGAAAAATGGACAAGACATAATTATAATAAAATATGGTGGTTTGGTGGTAAGGGTGCTAGTACCAATCGTGGGTATGAAAATGCTAATGACGTACAAGTAAGAATTCCTTATAATCAAAATGACAATTTAGATATAAATGACATTGCAATAGGAGATATAATAATTCAAGGTAATCTTGACATTGATATAAACAAACAACAAGACCTAAGTAATTATCAAGTGTATAATATTACTTCTATAAACAATAATACTTTTGGAAGCGAACAACACATTCATTTGTCAGGCAAGTAATGAGCGTAGAATTCAAACAAACAAGTGAAATCTTAACGAGATTACAATTTGAACCAGGTGGCTATTATCACAAGCGATTTGCGAATTTGTGTATGAGCCATATGGACCGATTTGTCCCAATGGAACAAGTAGGTAAAAATAGAGGCAATTTAAGAAGATTAGCACACATTGAACAAAGTGGTGATACAATTGAAATTGTATATAATGGTCCTTACGCACATTATGTGTATGAGGGCAAATTATGGGTTGACCCAATAACAGGTAAATCTTTTGCAGAAAAAGACGCAAAAAAAGTACCAACGAATATTGATTTACACTATTCAACGCCAGGGACAGGCCCACATTGGGACAAACTAATGGTAAGTGCCGATATGAGCAATATTGAACAAATACTAGAGAGAGAAATGGGTGGACGACGTGGCTGATATATTAGACAAAAGAATAGACGCTTTAAGAACTTATTTGTTAGGTGTTATTGATGAAATGATTAATGACACAAGCTATCAAATAAACGCTAATATGCTATCAATAAATGTAGGCGATTACTCTTTAGATAGAATACCAAGCCAACCAATAATTAATAAATGGTTGATAGGTACAACTAAAAGACGTGATTTGTACTCATTTAGAAGCAGACGAGCTTACTCACAAGATACAATTAATAATCTTGAAAACATAGGTTTCTTTGAAGATTTTGAAAACAAGATTATAGAAAAGAACTTAAAAGGCGAATTGCCTAACATAGAGGGTATAGAAAAAATAGAGTGTTTAAACACAGGAACATTAAACAATGCCAACACAAACACGGCTGAGTTTGATATTCAAATACAAATAACTTATAGAAAAGAGGAATAATAATGGACAAAATAATAGCTAACAAAGACTTTGAATTTAATGGCGTTGACTATTTAGTTGGCGAAGTTGTTAAAGTAGATAATTATGAGCAAGTAGTCAAGTTAAATGCTGTTGGCCTTATTAAACCTCTATCAAATAAAGAATTAGTATTAATTAAAAGAGAAATTGAAAAAGAGGAGGTAAAAGATGAACTCTAAAGATATCAATTATACACCAGACGGCATTGAGGAGATTATATCAAAACAATTCGTTAGATTTATTGATACAACACCAACAGCAAGTACACCAACTTGGGTTGTTGTAGGTGTAGGTGTAGAAGATGACAACGCTAACATATCTTATAACCCAGAAGTTGATAGAATTAAATGGATTATAGATAAGAACGCAAGAACACAACATAGGTCTAATGATAAACAAATGGGTGTAACACAAAGCTCTTACAAAGGCGACCCTTGTTTTGAATTTGTAGAACAAGCTAGAGATACAATTGGAACTAAAACTCACGTTCTTGAAGTTGACACTTGGAATGAAATTTCAACTGGCAATTATGCAAGTAAGATGAGTGACGCTACAATTGTTATAGATGAGTATAGTGGAAATCAAATTAATTGGAATTTATACTTTGACGGCGACCCAACTGAGGGCAAGTCAACAATTAGTAATGGTACTCCTACTTTTACTCCAACAGCTAGTATTTAATAGACCTTTAGGGGCGAGGCGAAAAAGCCTTGTCCCTTTTTTAATATAAGAAAGAGAGTGAATTAAAATAATGGAAGATTTTATTCAAATCAAAAATGATAAAGTAAGAAGATTAAAAATAGTAGATATTAATGGTAAAGAAACAGGAGATTATTTAGAATTTCAAGTTGACGATATAGAGTTGCCATTAAGATTACAAGAGATTAATGAACAAATAAAAAAGAACCAACAATGGTTAAAAAATCAAATGTTAGTAATCAATAAAAGACAAGATGTTAAAGGCAAGAAGTTATTGAGCAAAAATCAAGAAGATGAGATTAAAGCTATAAACGAGTTTTATAAGAAACAAGAACAAACATATAATTTGTTTTTAGGAGAAAACGGAGTTAAGAAACTTCTTTGTGGCCGAAAATTGTCTTGGGAAACATTTGAAGAAATAGATAAAATAATAGAAGAACAAATAGAACCATACATTGAAAAAGACGCAAAAGATTTAGTTACAAGAATTGTCGAAAAATACGGAAGCGACGAAGCAAAGAACGTGATTAGTTAATGTACCCAGAGTATGCTGAAGTAAATGGCAAGAGATATAAAATTAATACGGACTTTAGAGTTGCTATAAAATGTGATGAAATTGCTAGAGATAATTCAATAGGCGATTTAGAACGTGCTTTAGCTATCGTTTATACGTTATTTGGGGTAGAAGCAATAAAAGATATAGAGAATATAGAAAAGTTGCTTAAAATAGCTGTAAAGTATCTTAGGTGTGGTGCTGAGGTCGAAGATAAAGAAATCAAAAACGAAAGAAAAGAAAAACGTGATATAGATTTTATACAAGACCAAAACTACATTGCTTCTA